CTATTGATTGAATACCTATAATATTTACATCATCTATTATAAGTGTCTTAAACTTCTCTACAGATGTAATAGTCTCTGTTATAGTCTTTACTTCTCCTGATATTGCTTTTGCTGTTTTTGTTAACCTGAACTGACTAGGGTTAGCTCCTGATAGGGTTTCTACTGTTACTTCAGTATTGTCGTAAGAGCTTGAGAAAGTGAAGTCTATATGCTTATCTATAAAAAAGTTAACTTGATCTGCTACTGTTGACTTTAATCTTGTATAGGCTGGTATGTATAGTGCTTGACCCCAGTTAGGCTCCCCGCCTACTGCTCCTACTATTTGAGAAATTTCTAAATCAACTTCTGAGGGAGATGTTATCTTAGGTCTATATCCCATCATGTATGCTAGATTGTATAAGTTAGCAGGATTTTTTGCATGTTGGAGGTATGTTTCTTGTAGCTGTGTATCTTGGTAGAATGATAAAACATCTCCTACATATGCAGCCATCTCAATAAACATCATACCTGGTGATGAAGGTGAGAAGTCGTTGTAAGTGTCTGGGAAGTAGTTTTTAGCGTACTCTGTTAGTTGACTTCTAAAGTCTCCAAAGTCTTTATTTACATATTTTATATCTCTATCCTGAGCCATTATTGTTCGAAGTTAATTAACAATTCGTCTTGTATATTTGTTTGAGTGACGCTATATTTTATATAGACTGTTACTGTATTTGTATCTGGTTAGGTTGCTACCTTTATATCGTTCACCTGTAGATTTGGAAACCAGGTTGATATTTCTGTCCTAACTACTCCCTCTATCTCATCCTGTTTATCCACTGTTATCTGATCAAATAACAATCTCCTTAATCCTGCACCTAGGTTAGGGTTTAGGAATCTCTCTCCTTTTTCTGTAAGAAAGTGATTAACTAAATTAGATTTTAAAGCGTCTTGAGTGGAGTATGTAGAGTTAAACACAGAGGTAGAGGAGAAGGGTAAGCTAACTCCAACTGCTTTCCTAGGTTGTAGATCTAGTGGATTTATTTTTTGTACATTAAACGCCATTATGCTCCGAATCTTTCTTTATCTTTCTGTACTGATGCTTTATATACGTCTCCTGCTCTCATCATGAAGTCAAATTGAGAAATATCTAATCCCGGTTCTACACCTGGTCTAAACTGCTCTAAACCTGTTTGCATTCCCATTCCTGGTGCTGATACCATGTCTGATGTTGCACTTACTAGGTTTTGATACTCTCCTTGAGTCATTGAATACTTTGTCTCGTTCATTAAATCCATAAGTGGATTACCTGTAGCAACCGGTTTTGCAATAACTGGTTTATGTTCTGCATACTTCGTTACTTGCTGTACTTGTGTTTGAACAGGTTTCACATCTTCAGAAAGAATTTTACCTAATTCCTCTCGAACTGCTTCACTTACAGCTTCTTTGATTAATTTTTTTAATAAGTCTAACTTCATATTAATAAATAGTTATGTTATAATAATTGATTATCTATTCTAAATTTTACCTCATCCAATAGTACCTGTGTTGATGAACTAAATGAGGAAGGTCCTTTTAGTACTACTATTCCCCTATTGTCTATTGCAGTTGCGTATCTTTTTGGAGCTATTTTAGGAGAATCTGGATCTTGATTGATAGCTAATGTGTATACCTTTCCTGTTGTAGCACTTGTATGAATATAATTTGGATCAATATTACCCTGGGTATCTGTCGGAGTTCCTTCTGAACCTGTATTCTCTGGTGGTTGTGCAGTTGCTATTATTTCATTCAAATCAGCAGGGTTACCTAAGCTACATTGCTCTATTGCTTGATCTATAGAGGTTAATCTATTCTTTAAGTTCTGTATTATAGGAGTTATAGATGCAATTGTTACTGTTATAGCTGCTGCTTCTCCTAATAACTTATCTAATGTCTTATCTAGTGCTACTAAGGCTTTACTATACTTTGTTAGTATACTAATTGGAATACCTATTCCCCCTGACATTGGGGGTATAATTGCTGTTGGTATTGGGATGGAGGTTATTATCTTAATAGCAATCTTAACTATAGCGACAATTGCTAATATCTGAGTTGCTATTGTAGAGAATTTAGATACCCTTTTTTCAAAACTAGATAAATGGTTTATAAGGGTGTTTCTTATTTTAATAATCTCCTGTAGTTCTGCTGGATCTGGGCATTTATTTGAGAACTTATTCAATAATGTAAGTACTTGAGCTTGTACTTGAGCTACTATCTTCCCACGTAACCCACCTACTTGTATAGCTACTACTGCTGCTATTCCTCCAGTTACTTTTCCAGCCACCTTACTTATAGCCTGTGTTTCTTTTATTCTCTTTTGAAGCTCTTTTGCTCTTTTGGTAGCGTCAGCTGCTTTTTTACTAGATGCCTCTGCTTTACTTTTAGCCTCTTCGTATTTCTTTTGAGCTTCTCTAGCTTTTGCTATAGAATCTTCTTGATTTTGTATCTGCTCTGCCATTATTCTGTAAATACCTTTTTAGATTGAAATAACTTAATTTGAGTCTTCAAAGAGTTAACAACTGCTTGTAGTTCTGGACCTGCAGCATTTAGCTGTACTACTGGGCCGCCTATTACCGATGTTGCAGTAGTCATAGCGATTGCTAGGTTATTCAAAGTATCTAATAAGGTGGTTAACCAGTTCTCTAACTGTGCTCCGAGTATTACCGGCTCTTTACCTCCTGAGGTTCTAGCTGCTTTACCTAGGTATATCTTTTTTGAATCGGCGCAGAAGTACTCTGTTGCATCTAAATTTAAAGTTCTTGCATTTAATCCTACTGATTCTTTAGCAGATAGTAAGATTGAATCTTCTTTTGCATTAAAAAAAAGTCTTCCTCCGTTTATAATTACTTGATTTCCTATATATTGATCTGAGTTTAGAGGAACTAGGTCATAAGAATCTCTCTTTGTATTAGCAGCTACTAAATCAGATTTATGATCAGATAAAAAGTATAACGAGTTAGGATCTTTGTTTATATCTTCTACAATATGATCTATCCCGTTATCTGTCTTAATTTGCCCGTTACTTATTAAAATAAAAGGCTTTGCATTATTAATAGAGTCTACTAATGTATTTTTAGGAGACATATTTCCTCCTATTCTTATAGACTGACCCTGTCTTCCTTCTATTAGTACGTCTCCTGGGTATGGGTACATAGGGTTTACGTCAGAAAGCTCTTTTACATCTTTACCTAAAATTGTACTAATATCTGTGTTGGGTTCAGGTAGGGCATTGTGATGACTACTCCCCCAGAGATTTACTACTGTTGAGTAGTATACATCTTTTGTACTTACGTTTGTTTGAATATCTGAGGTAGGTCCTTGTATTAACAGTACTACTTCGTTTAGTAATGGAAATTGCTTGAAGTTACTTTGTAGGGGTAGTGCTGGATATTCAGTTGCTGTTGTTTCTTTCTCAGCTGTAATATCCCTGTACAGGATAGTTCCGATAGGTAAAGAATTTCCTTGTGCATCTAGGATTTCTGTACTTTCATCTAGAGCAATCTTCATAACTCTTCCGAAAACAGGGGAAGCTTGTTGAGATCCTCCTCCATTTTGAGACTGTACTATGCCCCCTATCTTACTTCCTAAGAAATAATTACCTGCTGCCATTACTCGTCTTTTTTATCTAATTGCTTTCCAAGCTCTTCACTCTGTTCCATTAGCTTTGCAAGCTCTTCAGGGTTGAAAAAGTCTGCTTCAGATCCTTTTGCTCCTCCTTCTAGTCTTTGAACAAGTGCTACCATTTTAATAAGATGTTCATCATTCTTTACTCCTACCTCTAAATACTCTTTTATCATAGGAACAACTAAAGTTGCATCACCTATGTTCTCAACAAGAGGTTTTAGTTCTCCAATAAGAGCATTGATTTGTTTGTCCTTATTTCGAGAATTGTCGTAAATTTCTTTCAAAACATCAGAAACAGTCTTTTTTCCGAATATTGTTGTCTCTAATCCCATAGTCTATTTATTATATAAATATCGAAAGATATGTTATTGAATAGTAAATCCTGCTTCTTGGTAGGTTTTATATATTCTATAAAATTCTTCTTTAAGTTTAGAGATTACCTTAGTAAGTGTAGGGGTTTCACAATCGGTCATCTCTCTTATGTATATGTATAGAGCTTTCTTTCTAAAAATTTCTAAGTCGTGACGTGTTCTAAAGAGTGTGAGTATGGCGTCTGCTACCTTTTGGTCTTGTTCTCTAGGAAATAGCTCTTCTATATTTTCATAACTACTTTCAACAAAAAGATTCACCACTACTGCTAGAGTTATTCTTCTTTCAGAATCAGGTAAACCTTCTACTTCGTAAGAATCTTCCATTTCTTCGAAAGATCCTACTTGTTTTAGTTTTTTATAGTTACGGTTATTATAGTTGATAAGCCACCTCTTCACTATTGTTTGAAAATAGGAAAACGCCTTAGCGCCGTTGGTTGCATCAAACCTATAGAGTTTCTCTTCAACAAGCATACTCACTACATCTAGCTTTAAATCTTCAATACTATCTACATCTAAGTAATAAAACTTAAAAGTATGTATAATATTTTCTGCTAGCTTATAAAGTGGGTGGTATATTTCTTTCTTAAATACCGTGTCTCGGAAAATAGGGTCAGAGGATGCGTTATATCTTACGATTGCATCCTCTGTCTCTTGTGTAAAATAGTAATTATCTTTATTTGGTGGCTTTGCCATAGTCTTCTGGGAGACGGTAAGCATTTATAGTTTCCTGTATTTCTTTCATAAAATTGAAGAAAACTCCAACTTCATCATCTGCTCTAAATGCACCTTTCTCATCTAATTGTTCAACATAAATTTTTGATTCTTGTATAAGGTACGAAACATTTCTAAGGTAACCTACTTGGTATTCTAAGATCTCTTCTTGCTTAATTACCTTACGGTTTAAGTTGAAAGTTATATAAGCTAGTGCTAAAATTACTATTGCTGATATTATTAATAAGATTTCCATTTTAAATATTTTTTACTAAATTCATTAATCCCTCTGAAGCATTAACTGTTCTACCTGTACTTGCTTTGGTTTTCTCTGCCTTATTCTCCGTAGAACCTCCTAAGGACTTCCAGTTATCGTATTCTATTTTAGAAGCTAGGAAGTCTGCATTATGAAGAATATAGACTAAATTAGTTTTAAATTTAGCATCAGGACTAAAAGACATATAGTAAGGCTTATTTACATCATCATATAATCCATCATGTAATTTAATAGCTAAGAATTCTCTTTCTGTTAAAGCTATACCATATTGCTGTAGAGTAAAAAGAGAACGGTCTTGAATAAGCATAAAAGTTAAATCCTTATTAGGAGTATACATTTCATTTAATTTATCCTGTCTCCACTTATCTGTTTGTTGAATATAGTTAGGTTTTCCTTTAGAACCTATTTTACCTAAATCATGATTAAGAGCTGCAAAAACTAACTCTTCATCTGTAAAATCTATAGAGGTACCCATCTCTTCCCATAATGCTTTAGTTTTTAAAGCACAATGAACAACACGATTAACATGGTCAATATACCCTCCCGGGAAAGCATTATGGTAAAAAGTCTTTCCGGAGGCAGGAGCCATAACCATTTCATCGGCAAGGTCAAGGTAAAGAGCTTTTAACTTCTCTTTACGATCACCTGTTATAAAAGTATCAACGATTTTAAGATGTTTATCCCAATTACGTTCTATTTGTTCTGCCGAAAGATTCATTAGTCTTGGTGTTCGGTATTCAATAGAGTTCTAAGATCACCTATCTTCTCTAATAATACCTCTACCAAACCATATGCAACATCTAATTCATTTTTATGAATATTATACCCCATATTTTTTACTTCTGCTTCAAATCTTTCTAACTTTTGTTCGAATAAATCTTTGTTTCTCATTTTGTTTATTTTTATTAATTACTATTTTTTTAAGTTTTTATTCCTTTTTTAGTCCGGGATAATTTCTTATAGAGGTAAGGTATGAACTTTTTTTTTGGGAAACAACTATTAAGGTTCAAAAGATATCTTTATCTCTTTGTTAATAGTTTTTTTATTTTCTCCTAAAGTCACCTCTAAATATATTGTTGCTGTCATCCCTTCAAAATCGTCAAAGAAAACCATGCTCTGCTGAGGAGTATACGTGTATTTGCTGTAAGTTGCGAAATATCCTTGGTAAGCCGGGTGATTTGTATTAACATGAGGATTACGTTGAATCTCATACCCTGCTAGGTTGATTATAGTAGTCTGTCCTATTAGTTGCGGAAATGTATAAGAAGCAGTTCCGTAAGGAATTGGTGTGTTCATCTGACTACTTGACCAAAGTCCTAGAAAAGAATAAGTAGGGTAAGTCCAAATAACATTTCCAAGAGTATAGAAGAAATTAGAATCAAATCCTGTTTCTACTAAAGGAACTCCATTTATAACATAGTGAGGATCCAACTCATTTATACGACCTTTTACAGTAAAATAGTCTAGATCAGCATGTTTTATATGCCATACCCCTTGTGGGTCTTGGTAGGTCCCAGGATGACCTAGAGTATCAATCCAGAATTCTACACCGCAATCCCCATTTAAACAAACATCTTGTTGAATCTCATCAGGAGTACAGCTAAAAATAAATAACGATACTAATGCTAAAAATAAAAATTTAAACTGTTTCA